TGTGCTTTTCTGCGTCAGGAGTAACACTGATTAGTTTTACTTCTGGTTTCATAAACTCAAAATCATCGTACATTGTATTCATCTTCCTCGTCATAAAATACTTCGTCGTAATCAGTTAAAAAAGTTTTAATCTCTTCATAAGTGGGTTCTTTAATATCAGGATCAGAACCAATCTCTTCTTTAAGACAGTTTACCAGAGACTCAAGGTTTTTTACAATCAACTTAAGTTTTTCTCTATCCATTTTTACCAATCTATACAAGATAATTCTACATAAAAAAAGAGGGAGAGTCAAGTCTCCCTCCGAATCATTTTGCTGCTACCAGAGTAGCAAGAGATGCTTTATGACGCCTCTCTTCCTTTTGCTTCTGCTCTTTGATGAGTTGAAGTACGTTGAGTTTTTTCATTTGTGCCCCTCCTTTACAAACTTAACACCACGATAGGTTTCGTTGTATTGTTGAGGTTGTTGCATCATTTGCTGTTGATACTCAAGACGCTTTTGAGTATCATACTCAACACCGCGATAAACTACTTTAGACATTAGGGTTCTCCTTAGTTTTTTAGGTTAAAGAGCGTTCCTTCAGTCGGCGTTTGCGTTCGCTATTTGCAAATAGCGAATGAACGATCCGTTCCGCGTCGGCTTACTTCCGTCTGTTTCCAGATGAACGTAAGGTCATTATAGACCTGTTAGTATAGTTATACAAAAACTTTTGTAACTTTTGTTACCGTTCAATATAACTCAATGAATGATTATTTGCACAGAGTTGATTGGTAATAATATCACAACCTATTTTTGGATTACAATCTCCGCAGGTATAGACATCAACCGCTGCTTTACCTTCTTCTGGCCAAGTATGAATACTGATATGACTTTCAGACAATAAACAAATTACAGTGACTCCCTGTGGTTCAAACTTTTTTGAAATAGTCTGAATTACAGTAGCACCACTAGCAACTGCTGCTTTTTCTAATAAGTCTATAAGACAACGCTCGTCGTTCAAAAGAACAAACGAGCATCCATACAAGTTAAGTAAGTAATGCTTTCCCATTTTACAGTGGATTCTCCTCCGCTTCTTTTATCAATGAACTCACAATATCTTCTGTGCCGTCCATTGTTTTGATAGCATACAGAGATGATTTTTGATATTTTTTAATTTTTTTATATTGTTTAATAACGTTATCGATATTATCCAAATCAATTTGGATATTTAGATCCTTACCAACTCTTCCTTGGTTTGGATCTCCACCAAATCCTGCACTCATTTTCTTTTCTTTTTCTCAGGTTGTTTATATCCCCAAAGTTTTGGATTGGTTCTACCATATCCAAAATCAATCTTTTTAACAGCACCTGGACCATACTTGTCGTAATACATATCAAAAAGATTGACTCGCTTGGGGCAACGAGTTAGATCAATACATTCTTTTCCATCAACAACATACCAAATCAAATATGCATCGTTAGGAAGTGAAGAATCTTTTACTTTTTCTACAGTAGTTTTTTCAAAAAGAATCTCACATCCATACTCATGAGGCAGAACTTTATTGATATTGAATTTATTGTCTGCCATTTTTTTCTTTTCTCCTACTGCTACTGTCATGAACGACCACCCCATTGAACATCAGGATATGCCTCTTTGACATTTTCAAAAGATATTTTGTATTTATCCGTAAGGTTCTTATCTTTTGTAAGAATTAATACTTCTGCTTCTTTTGGATGAAGTCCTCGTAAAAGGTTAATAAACATCATTTCTCTACGAATGGATGTAAGAGAATCATTACCACCTTTTACATAATGATAAAGATTCTGCCACTCTTTGCGGAGAGATGTTCTTCCTCTTCCATCAAGATCTTGACCTGTTGCCAGTTCTCCACCATATGCTTCTTTCTTTAAATTCTCGGAAAGAGTTCCAGAATACACTGATTGTTCATCAGCATTTCCGTAAGGAACTTCTCCAGTTGGAAGTAAAGAAATTACACTCTCATCAAAGTTCCAGATAAAAATTGCTTTCAGAGAGTCGTGTTCGTATGTCTTAAGAACTTCTACTTTCTTTGCATTGCTTCTTTGCTTTGATGCAAGTTCTAGAATTTCGAATACAAAAGGATTCGTTGGAAGAGTTTCAATCGGTTTTTCAGTCGTTGTCCTCTTCGTCTTCGTCGTAGTCATAATCGTAATCGTTTTCAAATCGTACAGATACTATTTCGTCAGGAATAACCTGCCCATTTTCGTCAAAGAACTCTGGATGCAAATATGGAGGTCTTGATTCCAGAAGATGCCTATAAGTTAACCAACCTATTATACCTCCTACCATAAAAAAGAGCAAGGTGAACATTGTGACAAATGTTACTACGTATGCTGTTTCCATTTATTTTCTCCAGAGAGTTTATTTTTTCCTAACATCAAAGTGAAATTCTATAAAGAAGTGAAACTCTCTACGGAAGAGAGAAATCATCTTACCAAACCTCACTTGAAAAGTTTTTGGCTTTGATTCTCTCCTCCTCTTATTCCTAAGTAATAACTCAACACCACGATTAATTTGTGGTTCTGATTTATTTAGTTTTCTTCTTCCGCCTTCCTGGTCGTTTATCATGACTATATCTCCAGGCATCTTCAAGAATACCATAAAGGTAATTTCTTATTTTTCTTGCTTGTGGTTTAGGAATGTGTCCATAACCTTCTCGAAGTTGTTTATGAATCTCATCATTTCCACCTTCAAGATAATCGTCCAAATCCATTACAAGACTATTCAGTTCACTGGCAGTAGCACTTTCAATAAACTGTTCAACCTCAACTCTCTTTGTTCCACGAACTTTTAGATAATCATAAAACTTCAAAACAAATTGTCCATTAAAAGCATAATCAATTGCTTTTTCAACATCGTTGTAAACTTCGTGAATGGTGTTTTCCATTAAACTAGATTTTGCTCCTTTAGATATTGAACAGTATCAGTGCATCCACCAATATGTTGGTCATTAACAATTACTTGGGGAAACGTAGAACCTTCTCCAAACTCAGCATAAAACTCATCGCGAGTAAAATCATTATTCAATTTGTAAACTACGTGCTGAAGTTGTGCCAACTCTAACACCTGTTGAACTTTTGTGCAATATGGGCAACCGTCTTTTGAGTAAACTGTAAATTTCATAAGGTTTATAAAACTGAAAGTTATTTAGCGTTAACTGGAATTCCTTGTCCTTTAGGCAACCATACTTGTTGTTGAAGTTCAATAGGAGGTAGTTCTTCTTTTGCAGCAGGCAAACCTTGTTGTCCAGGAAGTTGTTTATCTGTTGTTGATGTTACTGTAATCACCTGATCCATAATAAACTTTTGTTTTCTATAAGTTCTTTTATCTTTATCGAATCCTACTAACATCAATGCATCATTCTCTTCTCCACAATGAGCAATAACTCTACCTGTGGTTTTGTCTGTTACCACCCAATAATCATGCATTTTTTTCTGGTTCTTTTGATTGATTATAAGTCTTTACTGGTGGTCTGTAAAGTCCAGGCCAAGTATCTCTGATGATTTCTGCTAGTTTATGTGATGTTGTAGAGGTTATCATTTCAAGATCTTTGAGGTGTATAATCCATATCTCCTAGGAGTTCTTCTAACATTACTCCATATTCTTTAAATCTTCTGTCTCCTGCGATAAAACATCTCTGACGCATCCAAACAGCATCAGCAAGAAGTTTAATTTGCTCTTCGGAAAGTGATAGGTTTTTCATAATTGTTAGTAATGATAGTGATCTGTGAGTGATATTAGAACCATAAAGATTCCAAATGCTATGAATGAGAAGAGGATGAGAAACATTTGAGGTTTTCTACTAGGAGTTCTAGTTCTTGTAGGGAGGCGTCGTTTTTGAGTGTGTTTGCTCTATTACTTATGACCCATACATTACCTTTTATGTATCCTTTTTCTGGAATGATTTTGTCTAGCGAAGGACTATTTGGATGATACCCTTTCTTTGGTTGTATCTCAATAGGAATACCAAGTAAAGGACACTTTTCTGGAATGACTATATCAGTAAGTTCAAGATTGAATGGAATATTGTTTTGTTTTGCTCTACTCTTTGCTCTTGTTAATATTCTATATTCAACAGATTTTGATACTGCGTTTGGGTCAAACCTTTCACGATTTTTAGCATTTACTTTTTCTCTACGAATACACCCGCAAGATTGAGTTTTTCCTGATGTTATTTCATTCCTTCTTGTAGTTTTTGTTTTACCTCCACAAGAACAAAAGCACTCACAGAGAACATATTTTTTACAGGGAGATTGATATTCTCTCAATATTGTAAGACGACCAAATGTTTTACCAACCATTCCTCCACAAGGAACAGATTTTTTATTTAAAGACATACTCGTTCAACAATCTATTATTATTTATATAATACCATATTCTAGGTCATAAGTCAATAAAAAAGACCCTTTCGGGTCTTGTGAAATCAAAGAGCATTCCCTCTTGGGAGAACCTCATCTGGAAATACAAAATTTTCGTGAATCTGGTCAACAGGAGCCATCCAAGCACGTAATCCTTCATTAAGAAGTATATTTTTTGTGTAAAATGTTTCGTATTCCGGATCTTCAGCAGCACGAATCTCTTGAGAAACAAAATCGTAAGCACGAAGGTTAAGTGCAAGACCAATAATACCGATACTGGAGGTCCAGAGACCCATAACAGGCACAAACAACATAAAGAAATGAAGCCAACGCTTGTTACTAAAAGCAATACCAAAAATCTGAGACCAGAATCGATTAGCAGTGACCATCGAGTAGGT